CGTTTGAGGGATGATGCGCCATGTTGCAACCTCTTGAGAATTGCATAATGTTGTTGTTTCATTTCCATGTATGTCTCCTTTTGACAGGCAATCCTATATCTAAATTTAGTTTGTCAACATAGGGTTTGTCCTAGTTCACAAGCCTTTTTTAATCATTGACAATCCTCTCACCAACTTAAAAAGGAGTTAACAATGTCGGTAAAACCTAGTGATTTCAAACACCATACTTATGTGTTCCTTGAGGGCATTGGCGAGTGCTTGGTATGCTTTGACATACTGACACCTGGCGATGAACTCGATGCTGACCACAGCGATGATTACGAAATTGACTTTGCCGTATTTGATGAAGACGATAAGCACATCACATACGATATAAGCAAGAAGCAATATAACCATTGTGAAAACAAAGCAATGGATGAGATGTTAGACATCACGACACAATGGCATAAAGAATGGGAGTCTGTATGACAAAAGATGAAGCCTCAAAAATAATGCGAACCGCATTGTTGCAAGACTGTGGTTTTACTTCATGGACTGTATCAACGCCACACCTACAAATAGCCTTTGACATAGTTGCAAGGATTGAGAGACTTGCCTGTGCAGAGATTGCAGAGCAATGGAGTGGACACTATCAAGCAAATGCAATAGCACAAGCAATAAGAGAGAGAAACAATGACTAAAGCAGAGATGATCACGCACTTACGCATGGCGGCTTGTAATGAGAATACAGTCACAGGCATGGCAAACGCATTTGACTTAGGTGCTGAACATGAACGGGATGTTATTGCGTCCATCATCTTCAACATGGTGAAAGAACAGCATCTAGCCCAAAACATTGTTGACACGATACGGGTGAGAGAGTAATGGACTTTGAGACTCAACAAGAAATCAATGAATTGCGTTTCCAGATTGGACAACTAAAGCAAAAGATTGGCGATCTTGCAGTCATGGTAGGCGCAACAACAAACGGCTACTATGACCTGAAAGTAAAGTTACAGGAGTTAATAGATGAACGAAAAACTTGACCAAGCATTTGACGAATTGGAGTTTGATGTGACTGACCAGATCAGAAACATGGCATACCTTGCTGAACAACGCAAAGTGGCTACTGGTGTTACAGATGGAACAGTTCAGAGAGCATTGGTCAGGGATTTGACAGAGAATCTACGCACATTACAAACAAGTAATGACCCATTACTGTTGCGTAATGATGTGTTGGAGGAGGTGGCAGTCGAGTTGGCTAAGTTGCCTTTTGGGGACACAGCCGCTAGTTATGCCGCATTTGTGAGAGCGATGAAAAGTTAATATTTTTTAAACAGGAGTTAATGATGGATAGACCTACTGTGGGCATTACAGCCCCATACCGCAAGAGCGACTACACATACAAAGATATGCTGTTAGATCGCATCAAAGACCTAGAAGCCTTGGTTGCCAAACTAGAGCAACGCATTAGAGTGCTGGAGGGCAAATGACACAAGATGAAATCATTGAGATGGCTAGACAAGCAGGGCTACCAGAAGCAATCATTGAAATGACACCAATTGCGTTTGAAGCCTTTGCCAAACTGGTAGCAGAGAAAGAGCGTGAAGCGTGTGCTCAGATTGCTATTTATGGATGTATGGTTCCTCCTGATGGCGGAAGCCCAACGGAAGATGAACGATTGCTGTGTGAACACATTGCACATTCAATCCGAGCAAGAGGTGAAGCATGACATTACAAGAAATACAAGACCTTGCAGGTCATAGAGATGTGCCACCTTGGGTAGTTAAGTTGGTGGGTGATGCTGTTGATGAAGAGCGTGAGGCGTGTGCAAAAATATGTGATGATGAATTAAAACAATGGGGAATATTTGTTTCTGATGTTGGTGATGTATCTAAAGCAATCAGAGCAAGGGGACAAGCATGAAAATCAAAGACGAACTACAAGCCATCTATGAGGAACAGGAAGAGGTTTACTACTGTTGCTATTGCTTAGAGCCACAAGGCGAGAAGATTACTTGTTGCTATGAAAACCACTTTGTAGAGTTCAAATACTTGTTTCCCAATGATAAAAAACAAATAGCACAGGAGATTCTCAATGGATGAATTCAATCCCACAACCCGTATGTTTCCTAGAACATTACAGGAAGCGTTCCCAAAGGATTATGTCAATGAAGGCATCTTTGAGGGAGCGTATTACTCAGCACCAAACATTCACGATGTCTGGGTTTTATTTGGACTAATAACTGTTATCAGCATGGTTTCAGTTGCACTTTGGAGATACTTTTGAACGACTACTCAACCATCCTAATGAGGATAGAACAATCGGTGAAAACCCTAGATAAAAAATGCTTGAACAAGAAGTATGATGGGTTCATCCAAGACATAGGCGCAATTCAGAATGATCTAGTTATGCTCAGTCATTGGATAGGTGAACAGCAAGTTAAACAAAGTCAATTAAACAATAGGAGTTAATATGAATGTATATCAAAAACTGAATGAGGCTAGAGCCAAGTTCCACACAAAAGCCCTTAAGAAGTCAGGTCACAACAAGTTTGCTGGCTACAACTATTTTGAGTTAGGTGACTTCGTAATCCCCGCAATTGAAATCTTTAACGAGGTAGGTCTTACTTCCATCATCCGTTTTGGAAAAGAGATTGCTGAGTTTATTGTTGTCAACACAGAAAAGCCTGACGAGATCATTGTCTTCACAAGCCCAATGTCTTCAGCCGCCCTCAAAGGTTGCCATGAAGTGCAAAACCTTGGTGCTGTGCAAACCTACCTATCACGCTATCTTTGGGTGTCGGTGCTACACATTGTTGAACATGATGCGTTAGACGCTACAACAGGCTCTAAAGCGGTTGAGGAAGGCACTCCAGATGAAGGCAAGATGCTTGACTACATTGCGGCTATTGAAGCGACTATAACCCTTGACGAACTGAAAGACATCTATATCAGGGCATTTGCGGATTGCGATGGAAACAAGGCATGGCAGACCAAGATGATTGCCGCTACCAATGCTAAGAAGAAGGAGTTGAAATGAGTGAAGAAATAATCCAAGGCACAGATGAATGGAAGATGCTCAGACTAGGCAAAGTTACTGCAAGTCGCATCAAAGACATCATTGCAACCACAAAGTCTGGCTATTCAACAAGTAGAGATAAATACATGACTCAGTTGTTGCTTGAGCGTATTACCAATACAGTAGCAGAATCGTATAGCAACGATGCTATGACTTGGGGAACGGAGCAAGAGCCTTTTGCCAGAGCAAAATACGAGGGATATGCAAGCACCCTTGTTGAGCAGGTGGCGTTCATAGATCACCCAACAATCCCTATGTCTGGTGCTAGTCCTGATGGATTGGTGATGGATGATGGATTAGTTGAACTCAAAGCACCCATGAGCCACACACACTTGGAAAGCATACTAGGCGGTATTGATGACCAATATATGCCCCAAGTTCAATGGCAAATGGCGGTAACAGGGCGTAGTTATACAGACCTATGTTCCTATGACCCAAGGTTTCCAGAGCATTTGCAGTTAGTTGTTAAGCGGATTCCCCGTGATGATGACTACATTGCAAAGTTGGAAAAAGAGGTTATCAAGTTCTTGGCTGAACTAGATGACAAAGTTAATAAAGTAAATAAGATAGAGGTTTAATATGGAAAAGAAAGACAACTCAGGTGTTCTGTTTAAGAACGACAAGAAAGATACAGAAAAGCATCCTGATTACAAAGGAAATATCATGGTAGATGGTCAGGAGTATTGGCTATCTGCTTGGATTAAAGAAGGTAAAACAGGCAAGTTCATGGGATTGGCGGTATCTCCACGGGATGCACAGCCACCAGCAAGCAAACCTATGCCTAAGAATCTTGACGATGACTCGATTCCGTTTTAGTATGTGAATAAGGGCGAACGGACGGATGCTGACACAACAGGTTTGGACTCCCCAAATGTCGGTGCAGACTTAGTAGCCCACCTTTTAATATGCGTGAAAAATACAATCAAGAATACGTTGATGTGCCTCTGACGGCTACGGAAATTATGATTTGTAACTACATTGGTAAGTTACGAAACCATATTACGAGCCAACACGCACAAGACAGAAAACAGGATAAATCCCTAGATGGAGTGCAAATATCCATTCATGGAGTCATAACTGAATATGCTGTTTCTAAGTTCCTCAAGTTGCCATTTGATCTAAATTGTGATTTCAGGAAGTTTGGGGCTGACCTAATAACCCGAAAGGGAAAGACGATAGATGTTAAATGCACCAGTAAGATTGGTGGAAACCTTAACGCTGTTGTTTGGTCTGGCACTAAACCAGTTGATGCGTTTGTTTTGACAGAGATACACAACACTTGTGTTCGCATTGTTGGATGGATAAACAGCAAAGATTTCCTAATTAAGGAGAACTTGTTTGATGTTGGCAATGGGGAGTATTATTCTGTTAGACAATCCGAGTTGATACCTTTTGAAGGGAACTACCATGAGTGAAGTATTTATATTCGTAGCAGGCATGATTGCACCTGCTTTCCTGAGTGCCGTATTTACGCTATTCAAGTCCTTGGAGGACGTAATCAGGAGCAAGGTGAAATGACACCAGAGCAAGAGCCTGTGGCGTGGGTTGGCCCAACAACATTGCATCACTTAAAGATTGGCTTAGAGGGTGTTCATTTGGTGTACGAAACAGAGATGGTTAACTCTTTGCCTTTGTACGACAAGCCACAATTTCAAAATCCCAAACAATGTTTGGAACGGCTGATACGCATCATGGGTACGTTTGATTTGGCAACAGGTCATGCAGACACATTTGATGCATTACTTGATTCGTTGGAATCAGAATTGCGTGACGTTCTTGGCTATTACAGACAACAGCGCACATGGGTTGGGCTGACGGATGAGGAAATTGCAGATTGCGCTGAAAAAATGGAAGCATCAGACCCGACCGATAGTTTTTGGCGTGAATTTTTCAGAGGCATTGAAGCCAAACTCAAGGAGAAGAACACATGATAGAGACAATCCTCACTATCTTTGTCTTGCTGTTTCTTGGCGCACTTGTAGGCGTAGGAATACTATTCGCTATCCTTTGGTTTAGCCAAGAGAAGTGATTAGGCTAGAACCGCTAGAGCGTGTTGATATACAATTTATCTATTGCTGGGGAGCAATATTCTAGTAAGCCCATTAAGGCAGTCTGCATCGTACTAGCGGTGTCTCCCCACGGATTTTTCCGAGACTGTCTTAGTGGGTTTTTTTTGGATAAATTTTATGTTGACTCAAAAAAGGCTTAAAGAGTTGTTTTCTTACAACTCAGAAACAGGGCAATTTACAAGGATTAAAGCACTTTGTGGCCCCGTAGCAAAGATTGGAATGATTGCAGGAACTTTAGGTAAAAGAGGATATATAGATATAGGGATTGATGGGAAAAGATACAAGGCACACAGGTTGGCTTGGCTATACGTTTATGGAGAGTTTCCAAGTAATAAATTTCAAATAGATCACATAGACGGAAATAAAACTAACAATACTATTGAAAATCTTAGAGTCGTAACAGCATCTCAAAATTTACAAAATATTAAGAATGCAAAGTCTCATAACGCTACAAGCAAAGTTCTAGGAGTTTCTTGGTTTAAAAGAGACAAGAAATGGCAAGTAGAAATTTCTGTAAATAAGAAAAAACTGTATCTTGGAAGATACAACGATCTTGAAGAAGCAAAGTCTGTTTATTTGTCTGCCAAAAAACTCTACCACATTAGCCAGATATAACGCGCAATGCTTCTGTTATATGCTTTATGCGGTCATCTAGTCCAATAGTGCCACCATTTATGATCTTGGTAACTTTAGTGTAGTCAAGGGCATCCGCTGGTGGATTGAGTTTATGTGTTTCCCAGAACCATCCCGCAGTGAGGGCGGCATATTTAGGGGTTGCAACAAGATCAGGTTGCATAACAAAATCAACACCCAATGCTTTCCCTGCGTGGAAATGGTTTGAATGTCCAGTAAGTTGGACGAGTCCTTTTCCCCTGAACCGATACCCGTCACCAGATGCTTCATCTCGATTCCCCATACGATCTGCGTAAACCTTGTTGGCAATAGCACGAGCGTTACCAGCGTATTGATTGGCAACTTCTAGGG